AGCGGAAAGATAATAATTAACATGAAAGCCTAGCTCTGCATCTCTAGGGGTGACATCTACATACCCTAGTGTATTTTCAACACTGGGTATACCCTTAAAGAAAAACTGGCTAGATGTCATAGTGTAAGTAAATGGCCCCCATTTTCCAATACCTACAGCAACCGGTGGTGCTTCTTCTTCTTCCTCACCTCTACCCAAGTCACTAACATGCCAAACACCGTCAATCTGCGTAAGCAAGACTTCTTCGCCTGATGGATATGTTTTTCTAGGGTTGAAGTTGTAAACAGGAACAATTTGCTTGCTTTTATTATCTTGATCACTACATCTTGTATCTGCTGTTTGTGCATAATTGGGCGACCACTGAAGGGGCATACTGTTCTGTGTCCTGATGAGCATACCAGAACCGCGAGAAGGAATATAGCAATTTTCATTGCCTTCTTCTTCTAGTGTTTCTCTAATATCGTTATTTAAGAGAAAGTCTAGCGAAGGAGCTTTTCCGGGTCTTAGATTCGTAACAAGTTTACAAAGCATGTTTACGTTTCCGCTTTGCCACTTCTTACTAACGGGGTTCCATTGAAGGTCTATCTCTCCAGCAGCCTGCCTAGTAACATCTTCTTGATCGTCAGATACTCGCTCACCATCTTCCCCACCAATCGCACCTGTAGCATCTCGCCTTGGTCCAACAAACGACATTTCCTTCATAGTGACTGCTTTGCCAGTCTTCGCAGTCATTGATTCGTCTTTGAGGTAAAGACTAAATTTGATATTGTCTGTTATTTTACAGTTTTTTAAAAGCCCATTATTTTGATTTATAAAGAATGTAACATCGCCAGACCACTGTACTCTAGGGTTGCCCTTGGCTGATTTAATTTCATTTAAGAGTGCGTATGAACCAAAAGCCTCTTTCTTCGCTAATCCGGGATATGTATTCGGCTCATTTAATTCCCAAGTTTCTCTTGGGTAATAATCATCAAAATGATTCATGAACTTGTTAAGCTGAATCAAGCTATACAGAGGAGATATATCTTTTAGTGGTGCATAATACTCAGCAAGAGCAATATTTGCAGATGTTGCTTCATTTATCTCTTCTGGGGTGCTAGGGGGATCGAACGGATCTGATGCACTGGCATACAAAGGTTGAACGTCAGGAAACGCAGGATCGACACCGCTGAGAAAAACTCCAATAACCGGATTTTTTGTTTTTAAATTTAAAGTATCAACGGTTGACTGAACGTCACCTATTCCTACAGTTGTTTTCCCAGCATATGACCATATTTGACTATCTTCGCCACCCTCGTTAGAATCTAAACCTTTGAGATTTTGTTTTATGAATCTTCCAGCATTTGGAATCTCTAGGTTTGGCTTCCATCCGTACCAAGAGAATTCTGTAGTATCAGTTATACCTAAGAGGCTTTGTAGAGTATTAGTAACAGTGTCAAGTTTATCAGTTGGGCCAAAGGGAACATTGATGTGTCGCCTATTTAGATATCTTCCTAAATTATCACGTTCGTTCCACCACTCAAGTAAAGTGCCGGTAGTGAACGTACCAAGTCCCAATTCAATAAAATACGGATGGTTAGTTTCAAATACATGAAAATCTGTTTTATCTTGGTTCTTCATTTCCTATTCCTGTTCTTCGGGTGTGTGATTGTCCGGGTTTATTATATGGTTTATAGCTTTGTATGCGTTCAACGCATAACTTGGCAAGAACTTGCTTGGTTCTTTAGAAAAAGCCTGCATCATATCTGTCATTCCACCAATATATGTTTCGCGAGCTATTAAATTTGCGTCCATTGTACTGCGTGCTCTCTCCAAGTCTTTAGCATCGTTATATGCAACGCCCCCATTCGCACCTAGAGCTATAACGCCTTCAGATACTTCTTTTCCAAGCTCTCTATTTGCTTCAGTTTGTTGAGTAACACCATTGACTATATCCAATACCTGTTGACCGCCAGCGTTCATTACAGAATTTACGAGATCTGTACTGGTCGATCTTTTTCCTAATCCTCTTCTGATCGCACTGTTCTGCTCGTCTTTTAATTTTTGCCTTTCTCTTGCGATCTGACTAATTGCCATTTCTTTTTGTTTTGCAAGTTTACCCCATTGGGCAGTATAAAGGTCCATCTTTACAGTTGTTTTGACTCCTCCTTGTGAGACATTAACACCTATAGAGGTAACTAGTGGACCTGCCTGCTTCAACGCTGAAGCCAAAGCAATTCCTGTTGGTGCATCTGGAATAGCAAACCCACCTCTCTCACTAAACAATAAAAGACTATTTGAGAACTGTGCCTGTAAAGAACCAGCCTCATTCATCAATTGATAACCTGCGAAATTCCAAGGGGCGAAATTCTCATCCTTGATAAATTCTACCTTGCCTCCAATGTCTGCAAACTTAACTCTTGGGTCACCACTTGGATTTAGTTTAGATGATGATAACCAAGGGCCATAACACCTTTCGTGAGACATCATTGGTATAGCAACAATGTCTGGGAATACAGGAGAAGGTTGAGTATAATTTATTCTCACGTTTGGATTGTTAGTTATGCTACCTTCGATAACTTTCTTACTTAATGATCTAGCTGAACTAATATCTTCTAAAGAAACTCTAAGCCAGTTTTCTTTTTTGCCGGGAATAAAAGTGGGAGGATCGTCTGGACCAATACCGAACAATCCGGGGAATTTAATTGGGTCTATTTGTTCAGCACCTTGTAATCCGTAACTGCTGGCTTCTGCTGTCGCTAACAATTTATCAGAAAACTTAGGTGGCTCACCACAAATAATCTTAGTTTGTCCGGGTTGTGGTATATTTGGCTTGCTAAACTGTGGAATCTGAACAGTGTCCTGAGTCATCAGATGTTTCAATTGCAGAGCCTGATACTCTTGATTTTGCCCATCGTTCCATCTTGTGTCAATGATACTCCTGATTCTTCCGGGAACTGTAACGAGTGCATAAACGTGTTTGTCATCTAATCTCTCTATGTCACTATCAATAATCCAAGCGTCTGTCTCTTCGTCGTACACTCTTCTAAAGTCATACCACTCTTCATTCCTTCCATCTACGCCTCCATCTCTTGGTATAGAGAATAAAGGTAGGGCATCTGGATAATCATAGGTAATTCTAGGAGTACAATCATCGTTTTTACCCTCAGTTCTTACAGGTTCTGGAATACTAAGAGTAAACTCATATTCGTTCGCATAAACATTTAAGTTATACTTTTTCAGCTTGGGCGGCATGTACAATGTTTCATCAACGCTACATTTTACGAACGCCATAGAATCTGGCTGTCGCTCTTTTTTTCTCTGTTCTTCTTGTGTTTGAGCAAGAGCTTCAAATCTTAGTTTGTTGTCAATGTTATTATTCGGCAGTTCTTCGACAATATCTGGAATAAATTGACCGCCCTTGGTCATAACTTGCTGAACCATGTCGCTGGCACTAACGCCTGTAAAATCTAATGTCTCACTGTGATTATAGCGAGCATAGCACTGAACCCTGTTTGAATCACTCATCAGGTTGTTCATATCAATTGGGCAAAGACCCTGCTGAATAGCTGGTGGCATACTGGACCAAGGAACACCTGCCCTCAAAGCCTGTAAAGCAGATACATTTACTCCAAATATGTTAAACCCAAAAAACCCACCTTGGGGTTCTGGTTTATAGTTCCATTCCCAACTCTCAGAGAATGGGTTGTAATTACCTTTTAGGGCACCTGTACGGACAAGACTTGGATCTGATATTTTTCTTTCTCTTATTGGTTGTAAGTTTTTGTCGTCTTCATAATCTTGCAAGTAGTCAAGCCAAAGATTACTTGCGTTTCCAGCACTTAATCTGTTCTGAATAGCTAGATTTAAATCTTCTACGAAACTAGGCATCCCCGTGTTGAAAACAGGAAGGGTATTGATGTCGTAAGAAAATTCTCCCAATGCTTTGGGGTCTGATGATATTGGTCTTGGAGGAAATCCGAAAGGTCCGTTTTTAATGTTAAAGTTTGCAGTACCATCAAAAGTAGAGATCCTCTTAGAGTATCCTATGTTTGCGATCTTAGGAATTCTAACAAGAAACTTCTTACCTAAACATTCGTCGGCAATTTTCTTAACAAAGTTGTAAACCTTTTTTGCATTTTCTTCATGTTTTTTGGCTGTCTTCTCTATATTGAAAAGAAACTTACCTAATGGGCCATTTTCTAAGTTTTCAACAAAGGCGACAGATTCATTAGAGGATCTAAGTGCAGCAGCCATCTTGTCATAATTATCCATGATCTGCGTGTGTTCTGATAGCTGATCAATTAAAGCTCTATATCTCTTATTTTGAGACTTAAAATTGGGGTCGCCCTTATTTTCTTCTGCAAGTTTGTTTATTTCGGATCTAATAGCTTTCATTCTCTCAAAGAGAGTTTTCTTGGGTAACTTTAATAGTGGACTATTGAGATTTTCAAAAGACTTTTTGAGATTAGCGGTATCTTTGACAACCCTAGTTTTAGAATTCACAATTTTACCAACGCCAGCTTCTACAATACCTATAGCTGTAGCACGACGATAATATAGAGGATATCCAAACGGTGGAGAACATGGACTCTGTGGATATCCAAACTCGTCTACTGCTGGCTTGTCAGAGTGCCACACGCATCTCGGAACAGTAACAGCATACTGTCTATTTTCTAACTCTTTGAGCACTTCGTCAATTTTTGTTTTTGCTGGACCGTCTGGAATACTATCAAAATTGGCCCTATCTCTAAAATCTTGGAAGACTCTATTGATTTGATTTGTTTCAGAAGACAGTGCAGATAGAAACGCCCTATGTTCTGAGGTGTCCTCAACGTAAGTCTCATTATAGGACAATAAGAAATCTTTCCACTTCTGGTATGAAACAAGTGCAGCACGCAACTCTAATTCAGTAGCAACATAATAATTTCCAACACCATACGCATTTAGGTTTGTAGCATCCAAAAGAATCTGCTGATAAGAACCAAAACCTCTAGGAATTGAAACGGCATTATTTCCTAACAACCCATAGTAAGGTAGTATTTGCTGCTGCTCTTGAACTTTTATGTCCCACTGAAATTGTTGTAGCCAATCTCTGTTTTGAACATTATTGGCCTGAGCGTCGGTCCATAATTCATCTCTATCTCTTTCGGAGTGAAAGAAATAAGTTTCTACTTCTTGGGCACCAACCACAAACTTATCAGTAGTAACATTAGACAATTCAAACCCAACATCTGAATTTTCTACATTGATTCCTCGATCTTGCAGTTCTTCTATGTACGATTTAATTGCACCGTATTGAGGTTGTTGAGTTTTATCTATAGCATCTAATCTAATGATTCCAGCAATAACATTTTCTTTAGCTCCATTACTTACTTGATAATTATTGTATTCAAAAAGAAACTTCGATGCAGGATGGTCTATAACAGGAAGTAAAGTAACATATAATTCATGGCTGATAATGTCACAAAGTTCTTGGGCCAAACTGAGGAGATCAATCTGGTCAAAGTCCATGTAGTATAACAGGGGAATTTTTTCTGTTGGGATGCCGCCAAAGTCTACGACGTAATTAAAACCTCTGAAATTAATTGCACCGCCAAAGCCTGCATCTTTGTATTCTTGGGGTAAAAACCCATAATACTGGAACATAGCGGCAAGACCTTGAGATATTCTATACCAAGGCATACCTTTATCGCTACGTCGTGAAAAACCCTGACCAGTGATTGGAAAATACTCTGGCAAAACATTTGGGCCAAACTGCATTTGACCGAAATAGTATTGGTCTTTAAGATTTATAAGAGGTCCGTCTGGTTGAACCATCGCTGGATTTTTTGGTTCTACTTTTACCAAACCGTCTTCAGCATCCCAAGCTGCGTCTACACCAACGTATAAAACCTCTCCAGTTGTATTGTTTGTAAACTTGTCAATAACACCTATGCCTTGAGCTTTGGTGCTAAATTCCGTAAAGAGAGATGTAGAAGGATCGTACTCTAAAAACCCATAAAGATTGATGAGATTTTTATAGTTGAAAGTAGTGTCTTGATAATTGTTTAAAAGAACATTTACGTTTGACAGAATTTCTCTTGGGTCTGTAATAGAAACAGAGTATACTGGTTTCCCGCCCGGACCTTTGTTCTGAGTGTAACTCTGTAGGATACCGCCAAAATTAAAGTGGGCACGACCACGCCAAGGTGTATCTATATTCCATAACAAACTTCTATCTTGAGCAACATTGTTTATTCTGTCAACCAAGTAGTAGGGTGGTAATTCATCAAAATCCTCTGCGTCCCAAGGAATCTCTGGGAACTTATAGCCCCAAGCATTAGGGGCAACTTTTGTAGGAAGAGTCTGAATTCCATAGAGATCGTCATATGTTTGTCGAAAAGCCTGCTCTATAGTAGCCGGATTTTTACCGAATTTAAAATACACAGGTGTACCAACAACCGGCGGTAAGAATTGATCGCTGTTACCATTATGATATGGGTCATCTCCTCTACCCAATGGTTGACGATCCGAAACATTGTATTCATCATTAACAAGATTGATCGTCATAGAAGATGCGGAATCACCAAACCCAGCACTTAGATCAAAATCTCTAATAGATGCACCCAGAAAGGTCTGCTGTACAAAACCTTCGTTACCATAGTTTCCTGATGCTTGTACATCGGCAGTCCAACCTCCGGTAGAAAGCTCACCGCTCGCACCTTGAGGTAGATTAAAATGTACAGGCCAATCTTTGTTATACTCGCCAGATGGCGGTATTACTCCGTAGACATTATCTCCAATCATAATTCCTTATCCTTGTTTGTAAACGTCCAAGTCTATTACTTTTCTATAAGACGACAAGAACGGTATGTTCAATGTTTCCCCCGGAATAGGCTCATCTGGCATGAGTTGGTGATGAATGTAATCATTAAAGATATTGAAATCTTCTCTTGCCAACATCTTTACCTCTTCTCCGTTAGAAAACTTAGATCCTTTGAGTGCCTCGTCCTGAGTGTAAGATTTTGTCAGTCTATCTTGACCCTCGGCTACCAACCAATGAATAACAGTTTTTTCTGGTGTTGGTCGGGCAATTTCGGGATTTACCTCGCTATTCCAGTGGAAGATGCCACTTTCCTGTGCGTTCATAGCCGGATTGCCAGACGTGTGGCCAACAACGTCTGCTGGGTATGTCTTTATAATTCCAGATGCCGCCCACCATTCATCACTAAACATTTCTGAAAATTGAGAATCTTCACCCGAATCGCTTGCTCCCGATGGATCTAGATTCGTTGTGAACTTGAACTCGTTTTTCGTAGACTGATTTGGGTATGGAAACGGTGCATTGATTCCAGACCCTTTAAAACCAATAGTTTCTTGTCTTTGTGAATGTAGCTGTCTATTGTCAAAAAACGTAGACTCTCCAGATGGCAAGACACCAGATACTAACTGCACCTTTTGACCAGACGTAAGCGGCAACAATGGCCCCAATTGGGGGTCATTTTCGTAAAAATCTGACCACTGTGGTTTCTCTGCGTGTGTCATAATTATCGGTCCAACTCATACGTCCAAGAGATGTTGAATGAATAAGTGCCCTCTTTAGGGTTCCAGCTTTCAGAAGGTGGCGAAATAAAATACTTTCTCACTCCCGGCTCACCCTTGGGGCTAAGTTCCCCAAGAAGTTCTGCTATCTGACTAGCAGTGGGCTCTACCAAACTAGGCTTTTTAAGTATCAAGGTTTTTCTATCTTTGCCATATGGAATTTTAGTGTAATCCATCGTGAGATTGATTGATACGTCTCTTTTGTACTCTGTTCGTCCTCCAATATACTGTAGAACAGGACCGGTTGCCCTACCAATAACTGGAATAATAGCAAATACGTCTCCCGGATATGTATCATTAACCTGAATACTCTCGGCAATAACACCAGAAATAATATTTGTTGGCCTATTATTAAAGGCTAAACTATAAGTGATTTCTCCGTTGTATTGATTGGTTCCAAGGCTAATTGACACGGGCTGAGAATTTAATGCGACAGCAACGAGATTATTCGCACGTTTGTATATGTCACTAGTCAGTCCAAATTGACCACTATTGGATATTTGATTATATTTTCTAAGAGCATTAGCATAAGCACCGCTTGCGGCGTTTAGAGATGGGTCTCCAAAACCAGAAGGGGAAATACTTCTTAAACCCTTAATGTTTCCATCAATATTAACCGACACAAATGGATCTGTATTGGAGGTCGCAGTGGTCATGCTGAACGTTTCATTAGCAGTGCCACTACTCAAAACCCAACTTTCAGATACAGAATAAGTACCTTCAGTAACTCCGATCTGCTCAGTTCTTACGTGGTTATAGCCGCCGTAAGAATCTACCAAATTTACGGTTCCAGAACCTATTTGTCCTGCGATATTTGGGTAAGGTATGCCGCTGCCACCATATGATAATCTCTTCTGAACAAAATTCTTCGCCTGCTCCCAAGCAGGACGATTAATCGTGTTAGAAGGATCTTGATTATAGTTATAATCTAAACCGTCTGGACCGTAAACGGTTTTACCTGTGGCATTTAGATTATGCGTAATTCTGTATGTTATCGGATTGTCAGGGCTTTCTCCACCAGCTTCGTCTGCCTCTAAGCTCCAATCTTCACTATAGGTTTCAATAAAAGCTGTGTCTTCATCGTCTAGCAACGTTTGAATTGTTGTTGCTGTGCTTCTTACGTCAAGACCGCTATTGGCAAAAGTGCCCTCCAAATCTACGAGCAATTGATCGTCATCAAAATTACCTCTAAGAAGATAATCTGCTTCTAGGACGATAGTAAATTCAGATTTTGTAAGATACGGCCCCTCTGTAAAATCAACACTTACAGTTCTGGGGTAACAAACAACTGTAGCACCGGCATTGTCTAGAACATCAGAAAGTTCTACTCGTTGACCATCTTGAGCAAATAGTGCCCGAAGAGCACGTTGCTTGCTAACAATAGCAGAAGCAGGCTTGGTGTTTTGAACGATTGTGGGATTGGAACCTTCTATGATCTGCTGTCTAGGCGGCTTGGCCCTAACAGATAGTGGAACATTATCAAATTGATTATATGGGCCAATGAGAGTCCCTGTATCGGCAGGACCAGTAAAGAAATCAAAAATCTGGTCCGTTGCAGAATTTAGGGCATAGGGTGTGCCATGTTCTGGAAGTAACGTACCCGTCAGCGTGATGGTATAAGTAGCACCAAAGGTGCCCTGCTTATTTTTTAATACAGTCTCAGAGATTTGTATAAATGGCGTTGGCCGTATGGAACAAATCTGTGTTGGGTCGTTTTTATAGTGTACTTTTATAGGCATTTAGAAACCTCTTATCCTTAAATCAAGAGAGTCTGTAGTTGCAGTGCTCCCCATGACTAAATTTAATGAACTTGGGAGTGGGCCACTTGGTGCTGATATGTTCAAGAACAATCCACTTTGATCTATCCCATCGGCAGAAGCAATCCCACTTACGCCAAAATTGTTCAGTCCTAAAGTATTATACACATTTGCACTGCTTGCTCCCAACATAGAAAGATTCATGTTTCCAGACTCTAATACTGGTCTGCCAGAAGCAACCAGATTCATAGAACCATCTTCTTGAGTTCCAAATAGTATCTTTAGATCAACCTCTTTTACGTATGGTCTGTGTGCCACAAAACCCTTTCTGGAGGGGTCAAAGCCAGAAACTTCTAAGAAAATGTCACCATTTTGATTGCTAAAGATAATTCCTGAAATTTTGTATTCAATTGGGTCGCCAGAAACGTTCTGGTATACCCTAGTTTCCAATCTATCTGTACTTTCTTTTGGTTTTTTATTGCCAAATACGTGGGCATCTATCCATCCGCCACTGTTTGGAATGGCTGGAATTTGCTCTCTGAGCATAGCGTCAAAGGTGTATGCAGATCCAGCGTTTGCAAGACCACTCGTTGGGTGATTGCCGCTTGTAGGCCAATCATGGTTTGGAGATCCAATTACCAGCGTGTAATCACTATCACCACGGAAAGAGCGGTAAATGGCTACAGATTTTCCAAAGTTGTCGTTATCAGACCCACTAGCAGTTAGGATGAATCCTCCAAGTCCATCATCATCAATATCTGTTTGAATTCTGTCTTGATATCCCACTGCGTACAGCTTTTCAGCAAACTGCCACTCTTGCGTTCTGGCTCCAAAATCTACTAATTCATTTCTGTAGTTGTAAACAGCACCACCATTAAGGATCATAAGACCGCTATTATTGTTGAACTGGTCTACACGGATACCAGAATCGGCTAAGTCATAGAAGGAATGGGACGGAATGTCGTATTCGCCGTTAAAGCTCTTTCTTTGGAAAGCTGTACTTAAACCGCTTCCATTGTAGGCGACCGCACCGCTGTAGATATGGTGATGTAAGGTAGCGAAGTCATGATTAGGAGCACCGATTGCTGCCATATCACAATCCATAGAAACAGAGAATCCAAATCTATCGCCCCTTCTTCCATATTCAAGAATAAAGCTAGGATCTGCAATTTGGTGTGGACCACGCTCTGCTTCCAGAACCTCAATTGGGCTTGGAGAGAAATCGTAAATTCCGACATTTACATTATCAGGCTTGATCTTAGCACCAAACTCCCAAGGTAAACCCTCTGCAATTACATTTCTGCCGTTGTCTGTGTTGTTGTATACAAATGCGGCACCAGCACCACCATCTGCACCAATCTTGGCTCCAGACCCAGCTTCTCCATTTTGAATCTCATGCCACTGGACAACTCCACTAATTCCGCTAACCGCTGTTTCAGCAGTAAACGCATTGTAAGGAGCACCAACAATTAACTTACCATCATTGATCTCAATAGAGTAACCGAACAAGTCGCCCGGACATCCAGAATTAAATATGTCATAATCTAGATAATCTGTGTTTTCTATCTTCATCAATTCTGTCATGCCGCCACCAATACCGGCATCAACAATAAAGTCTTTATCTGTATCGTCATTAAGATCTAACAGCAAGTCGTAATCTTGATAGATACCACCTTGGTAATTTACAATATCTAGGAAATCACCGCTAAATCTTGGATAAACACCATGAGTTCCAAGTGCGTCGTTATTAAAGAACTCTTCTTTTCTAGCCTGTATTTTTAATGGCTCTTTAATTTCTTCAGGTCTGGTTAATGTGGTTGGATCATAAGAATCTTCATTATCTGAATAAAGACCCAAACTACCTACCACGCCATTTCCACCCCAAAGTCGGCTTGGGCAAAGAGTGCCAGCACCAATAGATGATCCACTTACGGCAACATATTTAGCTGTACTGCCACGCTCAGGAGCACGTATCTTCTGTGTAAATTCCCAATTCTTTCCAGCAACAGTATTTCTAGGAATACCAAGATCAAACCCTCCAGCCTGACCCTGCGGAGAACCGGCTCCACCGCCAAATCCTACGCTGCCATCTCTTGACTCTTCTGGACTAGGCGGATACAAGTTTCTAACAAAACTCTGATTACCCTGAGTAGCAGCCGCCCTATAGTGAGGACATTGCCCCTGCAATAACGTAGAGTCTGAAATCAGAATAATCTTTGATCTTCTAGATCCATTTCTGAACGAAGTAAAGTTCTCAAACTCTTCTGCTACAATGACTGGGCCATCTTCTATTTCTTCCTGTGCCCAATCTACAGAAGCCTCTAAACAATCAGGATCGTCAAATGGAATGTCTCCACAGTATAATTGACTCTTATGTTTTACAGGTCTTGATTCGCCCGGAATGTATCCGCTCTGAGCAGGGTTGACAATGTACATACAATTAACTGGAATAGGAGGACCATCTGGCACAAGTCCACTACTCGTAGTTGTACTAATTGTGGTTATTACTTCAAGTGGTGCTCCCGATACTGAGAGAATACGAGGTGTTGAAGGTGGTAAAGGAATACCAGATAACAACTTAGCATCTATAAAGCTAGACCATCTGTTTGTATTAAATTGTAATTCTAACTCGGTTATATTCTGTACCTCATCAGTTCTAAAATCAAATACAAATTGAGAAGGAGTAAAGGTAGTAGTCTTATTCAATTCTGTAATAGTTCCACATGAATCAAAACTTGTGGATGCTGTGCCAAAATTGCCCTCTCTTTGTATCTCAGTAGGTGTATCTAGACATATTCCAAACTCTTCAAATTTAGTCTCAGAAACCCAGTTGACCCAAACTCTGTATCCAGATCCCGGTTCGATTGGGAATTTAACAGAAGCGTTTCCATCAATCGTCCAGTTGTTTCTGCTAGTGTACTCTTTGTATGTCTGAATGACAGGATTATTGAAGGATATTATTCTTTCGAAATCTGCCCCTCCAGAAAGCGGCACAATAGACTTCTTATCCGCCAAACCTAAATCACTTCCCTCGCCACCAGTCTTTTCACTAAATTCAATTCCACTCAAGCTAGTAGCAAATTGATAGTTGGGGAATGTCCATGCATATCCATCATCACAACCGCTAACACTGTCGGTTGCATAGTTAACAATCTGGCTGGAAGTTTCTCTACCGTAAGTCTCTACCACTGATTCTCTATGATATTCACCCTGTTTTGGTAGGAACATTGGCCTACTGGTGACACCAAGTCCGCTACAGAGATAATCAATTCTATCAGCAGTTTCTTGTGCATCTTCTTCATTATCCGCATTATACGTAATGATAAGTTTCTTTTCACCAGTATCTAACCAACTGTTTAAACTTGCGAAGTCACTGCTTGATGGTTTTCCAGATGGGAACGCAAGCCAAGCAAAATCTATCTGATCGTTCAACGCACTCATTGGTTGATTCTCTTTAAAGTATCCTCCAGCGAGCAACAATTCAACATTTATTTTATTACCGAGACTATGATCTGTTGATGAACCATCATAGTTGTAAGCACTGTTTAAGGAGGATCTTCCTGTAAACCCATTAATTTGAATACCTTTAGCAACCTCATCGCAGTTCTTGCGAATCATATTGAGATAGAATTCTGTATTCTTATCGTCATTATTGGTTGGGTGCGTGATACCTCTACTAGCATCATCTTCGGGCCATTGACCTGCTAAAATATAGACTCTAGAGTTATTGAGCGTTCCATCGGATTTTTTACCAGATTCAACAAGTGCAAAAATATGATCTGGATAGACAGTTTCTCTAACTGTCCTCTCAGATGTCGATGAAGTCCCCGTAGCTTGCAAGATTCCATCTCGACCATTAAGGGTGTCTGGATCAAACATGTCTCCACCAAATGTGAACTCATTGAATAATCCAGATATAGATGAATCGGTATCCTCTTGAATAGAGAAAGCAATCTCGTCTTCATTAACTTCTGCTAAAGAAATGTCTGTTTCGTTTTTACGTGTAACTTTATACTTGTAACGCTGCTCGTAATCGCACTGAAGTCCAGAAGTCGCCGGTTCAAACCAGTAAATATCAGGTAAGTGTTCAGCGGTAGTCAAAACTGGCGTTGGTGATTGATCCTGCTTGAAGAATAGCGGCTGTGGTGTGTCATCACAAATAGGAGTAAAGTTATTGAACAAGAAGGGCCAGTTTCTCTGGTATCGAACAACTTTACATGTCTTAGGTGTGGTCAAAACACAAGAGTCATTCCATTCAGCACGTAAATCTCCACGATTACCATCTAGTGGGAACTCACACTTTGTATTGATGATCTGCGGTGATCCATTACAACTCGCACCGTCTGGACAGCCAATTGTAGCAAAGTAATCTTCTAGACCGTCTCTGGATAAGTCTATTCTAATATCGCCAACACCCTTGACATAATATTTACCGTCATACTCAATTGTTCTGGCAGTAGAGTATGCTGGCAAGAATGATGCGGTTGCATTGTACTTATCATCATTTAAATCTTGCTGACTAACACATCCTTGTATCGAGTAGCTTTGATCTTTAGCGGCTTGAATCCGCATCCTAGAACCTAACTTTTCTAGGATTTTGTTAATAATATCATTAGACTCTTTGTATAGTCCATTATCTTCCCATACTGGGTCGTTACCAACCAAGACGAGATTTCTATCGCCAAGCTCCAGCCAATCTTTTATGTTGTCGATAATCTCATCACTGGCAGCGTCAACTTCTGGCGTAATAATAAACGCAAGACCGGCCTCTTGAGGAATCTCAATTTCCGAGAAGTCCATTCTTCTCCAGTCTTTACCTTGGTAGTCTGAAAATCCGGTAGATCCAGAACCAAAGATTAAAGGCCAGTTACTTTCATCATAGTATCCAGCGTCTCTTTCTTCATCGTGAGTTGATCTATCTAAGTTTCCGAAACGGCCAAACTCTACAACCTCGTTATGTGGGAAGTATTTTCTATTGTGGAACATTCTTACCGCACCAGCGTTATGATAAGAAGCCCAAGACTTAACATTATCGCCCCAAACATTAATGTCTTCAAATTCGTTGAAGGAGTCTGTAGGTGCCCCAAATGCTACAATCTCACCATCTTCGTCTACAGAGCAACTCCAGCCCATTCTGGATGTTCCCGCAAACTCGTCGATGAGGAACTTTCTTGTTCCGATATATCTAACATCATTATGACCGTACTCAAACGTCAACTGATATGGCTCTGGAAGTGAAGAACCCCAGAACGTAACATCGTTTCGATATTCAAACCTGTCTGGAGATTTGATGTAATCATAAGTAGCTGTCTTAGCGATTGCTGCACCAGAAGCACGCTCTATAGAATCATAGTATTCTACAGCGTAATTAAATGGACTTCCTTTGAAGACAAGCCATCTTCTAATATTGTCGTATACCTTTTGAATCTCCGATTCGCTTCTTTCATAAATCTTACATGGGTTGTTATTCCAAGGAGATCCAATTGCTAATACTTCTGAATTCTTACTAAGAGCAACAGAGTGTCCGAAACGGTCATTGTAAGTTTTGGCATATCCAGCACCAAATATACTTTCTGGATCATCAAAAAGTTCAGATTCGTCGTTAGGTGAAACAATGACTTGAACACAGTTAAAATTATCACGCTCTTTTTCAAACAAGTAAACTCTACCGCCAGATGCAGGAGGAACTTGGAACTCAGTAACAACTGACCCGTGAGTATTGCCCCAGATTTGACCAACACCGCTAGTGATAAAGTTTCTATTTAAAGTAGTGTTAGTAAATGTTGTTGATAAACGACCACTATCAAAAGTATCCTGCATTAACTCAACAGATGTATCCGCCCAGTCTTCAGATTTACCTATGACTGTATGTAAGTGACCGCTTTGCTGAATACCTTGAACAAAGTCAGTAACACCACTAGCAAATGAGTGCTTCTCATAAAAATCTTGGAACTTATCGTATATATTGTAAACTGTGCCATTTTCATCGGCATATTGTAAAGCTCCAGCAGTAGATCCTGTCTGCTCTTTGAACATACCAATAATAGCTGGAATACCACTGTAGGCAGCAGCATTTGGATTACCACTTGGGAAAGCTGTAAAGAATCCATCGAGAACAGTATCGAACATTTGGTTGAATACGACCGGCTGACCAGAAGCAACAAAGTCAGCAAGAGTTCCTGATCCACCAAGTACGCCAGAACCAACCTCAGTTAGAAGATCAAGGTCGTCTAGTCTAGGAATGTATCTGTGTGTAAACCAATCAGACTCATCGGTAGAAATATTAGGATAATCCCTATTGGAGTAGGTTAATTGGAAGACAAGTAGATTTGGCTTAATTTCTGCATACCACTCGTCTGGCCCAGCGTTCCAAGGTGCTGAGAAGTATTTCCAAAGAATATTAAATTTACCAGCCGAAGCAGCAACCTTTTGTAACTTAGGCTTATTGTATGCGAACAGGTCGGCAAAAATCATTCCCGCAGTAGGAACACCAGAAGTTACAAGATCGTCAAACTGTCTTGACCATTTAGCACGAGGTGCTCCAACCGCAATAACTTCTCTGTCACCACTGGCCGACAATGACAATGATTCACCGAACTGTCTACCTTCTTGACCAATCTGCCACTTGTTTCCAGAGATAGAAAAATCACCAAATGATAATAGATTATCTGTTGTTCTCTGGATATAATCTTTTCTAAAGCCAGATGGTAGCATCAACTGCTCTTCCAAGACCCAATCTGCTTTCTTGCCAGCCTCGTCTTGCCCTCTTCGATACAAGAATACAGCACCCGCACCGCTGACTTCTATGTTACCAAAACCACCACCAGATGGATAAACGCCATAGTCAGGAATTGTGATATTAGGTGCGGCAACAGCCATGATATCTTCACTGACAGCAACGTTTTGACCAAATTTGTCACCAATGCTTCTGCCAGACGCAACGATCAAGTCAGAGTCAGAGTAAAGGTTTGCAGAAGGAGGAACACCACCGGCATCGTCACCAATAAGTTTGACACCAGAGAATACAATGTTTCCATTGCAGTCCTCTGTACAGCATCCGCTACCGTCTGCATACCAAGCTGGACCACACATTCCATATTCCCATTCCTCAAATGTTCTTGGGACAGGAATAGCGTCAGTAGAACCAGTAACAATACTCATGGTTGCAAAGTATGGAGTAGAAGGAAGAAGTTGGGTGTACTTCCTTATTCCATAGTAGTTTCCGCTGTATCCTAAACCGCCTTCAAAGTTGATCGCACCAGAATTTGTGTAAGTAGCTTTGGCCCGGAATATTCCACCTTCGTTGCATGTCTCTTCTCTCCAAACAGTGCAGTCTGTTTCAAGTGCGGCATCAACCGCTTTGCTTGGGCTGTCCCCTGTGCAAGATCCATAACCTATTAAGTCTACACCTCTAATCTCATTGTCTGCGGACAGGGAGGCATAAGAGTTATCTTCTAGTTCAATTCCGGTTCCATAGTTATTATTGTGCCACAGTCCAAATGCAGATCCAGCACCTTTAGATCCTACATTGTAACTTGCCGTAACAAGATTAACTGTGCTTGTCAGTAAAGATTCTACTAATGGGTTATGGAGATACAGATTCATGTCTGTATCAATTATGTTTGGAGCATTAATATACAACGGCATAGTAGACGTTGTTCGTGAGCCCGGAATCTGGTTTCTTCCAAACATGCTCAGATTAATAAATCCACTTGCAGCAGTCTCTTGTGTATTCCCAATAGACCTATTATATAGGTACATTGGAATTGATCGGTATATACTAGTTCTATCACCAAGAGATGCAGACATATTCAGATTGAGGAATGGACCCTCTGGGCTTTCACCGAAATCTACATTATAGACAGTGAGAGGAAGACCAAAGATATTCCCGCTGCCATAGTTTGGAGAGTTTGGATCTGAAGTATCTGAATTTCCATCTAAGGAATTGTCTAGTGATCCGAGGACAACTGGTAAGGCAAGTGGCATACTTCCAGAAGCTATATCTGGAATTTGACCACTGACATATAGATTGAATGAGATGTCGCCAGACTGTGGCGGGATGAACAAGTTAAGTGCTTCACTACGCTGGAAAGCACCACTAACATTGAGGTGGAAACCAGAAGGAAGCCCTTCTGAAATAACATCGTAATCAAAAGGAACCTGAATAGTAAGATCTAAGCTGTCATTGACTTCCCTTGGGAAACCACCAATGTTCATATTCAGAGTATTGGACGCAGGATAAGCACCGCTAGAATACAAATTAAATGTGCCACTATTAGCAGTTTTGCAAATATTGACATCCTGCATCCTAACATGCGAAGAGTGCATCTCAAGTCTAGAATCAAACGCTGGCCCAGATGGGTAAACCAAGTCGTACTGAACGAACATTTGATTTACGTCGTCTTTAAAGTATCTTTCTGAGAAGTCTTTTAATCTTGGCTCTTCGGGGAAGACAGTCCAAGCATCAGTTTCTTCACAGATAGAATCGTAATCAAAAACGGATTCAAGTTTGATTAAGCAACTAGACGGTTTAATGTAGTGAGTTTTACGGTTTACAAGTCCCCAGTTTGGTTCGTCTGGAGTCCAATATGGCTCCTGCTTCTTGGTGTAAAGACTAACGATCATCTGAGGTCCAGAAGGCATGATATCAGTACATGCTTCCCACTCTATGCCTGCACCAGTCTTATGCTCAATAACGGTCTCAACAACGAGGGCACGTTCAGAGAATTTGTATCCGACTGGTAGGTTTTTAGTTATTCTTCTATTTACAGCATAGAATGAATCTTGAACGTCTGACAAATGGAAACGTAGGAAATCGTTTTCCATCTGTGTATGATATGCAACACCACTATCTACATTAGACAATAATGGTAAGTCATTGTTTTGTGAGTAACCAGAGCCATGATGATTTAACTCAAAGATAATATGTTCTGCGTTTGGACGTTTTTGCCACTGGTCAAACCCAAATCCAAACTGACACCACTTAAAGTCACCGATAGCCCAATCGTTGTAAGTATCTTCGTTTACTCTGTCCCAAAGTTTATATCTGTCATTAGTATGAGACTCGTCAGGATCAAAGAACTTAGCACGACTATTTTCTAAGAAAACATCTGCGTTAACGCCCTTATAAGTTTTATCTGCACCGGACGCTACAATGTTCGTACCAAATCCGTACAGGGTATCAACACCAGAACTATAGGTAGAGACACCAAACTCACTGACCAGCATATTCATGCCCACGCCAGAGCCAGCAGAATATCCTAAGACAATATTTGCATCGTTTGCATTTTTATGGAACGGAGAAGATGTAGCTCTCAGTACATCAAAGTCAGATCCACCAAATTCATTATCAGTGTAAAGTCTAAGTCTATGGTTGCCATTATCATTATATGTAAGAATAGTATTTAATGGGAATTGATAGCCGCTATACTTGATAGTATCTTTGACTGTTATAATATTACCATTGACATCTTGGGCGTAACCGCAAAGGAATCCATCCTCATAGCCGAGGGCAAAATCCATGTCTTCAGCAGTGCTCCACTTAGACACAATAACGCCACTGTCGAACAGGTCGTAGTCTACTCCAGAAACGTTTGCGTCTGGTGTGAATCTAGTGAAGATAGCAAAACCGCCAGATACATCAACAGGGCCAAAGTCAATATTCTGACCACCAGCTTCACCACTAATTCTAATGACTCTATCAAATGCGTCGGCAATCTTTCCATACAATGGGTTTCCAACAAAGGTTGTAGAACCATTGGATAAAGATGTCCAGTCAGTAGTGGTATAGTTACCGCTGTATCCCGGAAGTTGATCGTTAAACAATGTGCCACTTGCAAATCTCCAACCAATATTATGGTGAATCTCTGGATCAGTCAAGCACAGACCACTGAGAGTACCCAAGCCACTAGGAGAGGATGGACCCATGTCAACAGACAATACATATCTATTTTCTGGCCCAAACGAATCAAACTTGTAGTAACCTGACAAGAATGGGTAGTCTATAGTTGGATTTTCAAAACCAAAACTGAAGGAGTCTAGGTCGTATGGTCCACGAACTGTACCCTCTGAACCTCGCCACCTTCTAGAGTAGTTTGTTTTGATTGTATCAGGCGAACTATAAGCATGGGGAAGACCTGCGATGGCAGAAATTGGTTGATACCCAGAGCCAGCGTTTAGTATGTCATCATAAGATTCCATGCCCGATGGGAACAATGCACCTTCTGATCTACCAGCCTGAGCCTTGCCTATCTTCTCACCACCTTGAGTGTAGATGTTTAGACCGTCTGCTGGTGCATATCTAGCACAAAGCTCTATGTATGCAATAGAAGCACCACTAGGAAGTGGATAAATGTCTAAGTATAAATGTTCCAATAACGAGCTTAGACTATAATCTCTAGATACTCCATACCTTACATTGTCATCAAGAATAACCAAGGGTACTTCATAAAGTTGGAAGTCAGTAGTATTAACCACTGGGTACTGGGCCAATTTGTAATGGTCGTTACCGCTCGCTTCAAAGTAGTCATCTCTCTCAGATAGTCCAGCACCACCCATTGTCCAGTCTGAGTTGTCACCGTAGAAGCCTGATAGAACTGGGTGCTGTCCAATATGGGGCACAAATTGGTCATTTAAGAAAACGCCAGACGGGTCTTGAATAAATCCTCCAGATGGGCTTGTTACATTCAACAACTTGTCGTCGCTGTAACCAACAACATCAAGTACATAGTCTCTGGTGCCCACTTCTTTTTTAGCCAGAACCTTGAGTGTTAAAGATTCTACATTAAAGTAAGGCGAGTCTTCTTGTATCTCTTCTGTACGTTTTTCTACATTAAATGCACCGCTGGGTGAGAACCATATATTCTTTGTGCCCTGATCAAATGCAAAGTCAAAATCACCCGGAGTAATTTCATCTACTTTTGATCTTCCATGCTTAAACTTCAGTATGAGCTTACCAGAGTCAGCAACGTCTCCACCCTCTGCGGTCCGTAGCTTGATGTAACGGTCATCATTTTGAACTTTAAGAATATCAATAAGTTCTTGTGCCCCGCACACATCTTCATTTGTTGCACTAAGAGTGTCGTTTTCCCATATGTTATTATTTACCGCTGGGTATATTGTAGTGTCATATGTATTGAGGGGCATAAAGTTAGGCTTGATACACCTCTCAAGACGCCTACCTTTGTCCCTAACAGCTACTTGGAATGGGAGATAGTTTTCTGGTCTTGGTCCGAATCCGCCACTATTACAAATCTCAACAGCAGAGATTCTAAAACCTCTTGTTGGATTGATAAACCGAACTTCTTGAGTTGATAAAGGTTGACCATCTAGGGCAAGGTAGTTATTTCCACTAGCATAGAATGTTTCGGGAGTAATGTAGTTATCTTCGAAACCCTCGTCAAAACCCTCTGTAAATGGATCATCTAAAGAAACGGCACGCACACTAAAAGACAGTTGGTATCCAACGTCTTCGTGCATGTGGGGAATACCACGTCTTTGCCAGTCGTACCTATCTGATATAGCATTTAATTCTGGCAAAGAAGAGTATGTTGAAAAGTTTTCATACTCGTCGTTAGCATCGCCCTTTATCTGTATGTCATTATACTTTACAATTAAGTTTCCAGAAGGGTCGGAAAGTCGAATATTGTATAATGTATAAAGAGGAGGAGTCTTAGACTCTAGGTTTGATAATGGTGCTGATACACGAATTCTAAACGCAGAATGATCTGGCCTAACATTTAAACTTGTTAGGTTACAATTATATTGGAAGAGGCCCTCTGTATGTATTGTATTCGGCTCAATATATGAATTCAAATCATCTGATAGATTATTAGAGTCGCCGCCATCTTTTGCTGTACCTTCATAAACACCTTCATCAATGTAAGACCAAAGATTACCGGATTGATTGTATGGGGCAATAAACGACCCGAACCCGTCTGCAACAGAAAGGTCGCCAGAAGGATACAGCTTACCCTGACAGTAGAAGTCGCCAAAGTCTCCAGCCATCTTATCTACTGTGTTGTCAAAATCTCCCTCACCAACAACCTGCTGAGAGATAGAATAGTCGGCAATGAGGTCTTCGTCAATCTCTCCATCGCTCTCGATAGACACTAAAGGAAATGGTATCTCTACTGATAATAATCTGGATAGCTCGCCCTCGCCCTCTAGCAAGATATTTCCATTACCAAATGATTTCGCTATAGTTGCATTTGGAGGTGTGGGATGACCTATACCACTGGCAACTACACTGTCAATTTGGGCAGTAGTAAAATCAACATCGCCATCATAAAAGATTAATGCAGAGCCATCAGCGTATGTATTTATGACACTTACTGTCTCTGTAAATGGCACAGCACCAGCTAGACCAGAGATTGTTACTTCCCATCCAGCCTCTACAAATTCACAGCTTTCTGGATCAGAGCATCCACTGATGGTAAAGTACGGACCAGATCCATCCAATACTGTACTAAAATTTGCGGTAAGAGTTTCACCCGGAGAAGTAATTTTAGAATCGTTCTCAAGAGTGGCAGAAAGTGCCCCCTCATTTAAACCAAGAAATGCATCGACTTCTGCACCACCGGGGCAGGTAGCAGATGTCCCCTCGATGCACGAACATTCAAGATTTTTTAAGAATGGTTCCGACATTTATTTATCCTAAAGTACAGAGTCCTTCTTGACTAGATCACCAGAATTATTTGCTTTGTATTTTTGAATCTCATTTCCTACTTCGGTCAACAATCCATCCTTGATATCATCTTTCAAGGTTTCAAGGAATGATGCACCATTGAAGTTAACATTAATATTTGTTGGATCTAAGGCCACATTAAATTTAGTGTTTACCAATTTCTCTACCGTTTCTGCAAATCCTGAGAAAATATTTGTTAAACCCGGAAGTGCGTTAGTAAACACATTAGCAATTCCATCTACAAAACCGCCATCGTTATAGTATCTAACACTACCACCGCCACTCAAAGCACCCGGAGCACTTGCTCCACCACCAGTATTCATTGCCCTTAAAATTTGTAAGTTATTACCTCTATTAACTGCCGCACGATTAACAACAAATTCTCCCGGCGTTAACATGGCTGGAACCGTATCTGTTCCACGAGGAACGAACATTCCTCTACTTGCATAAACAACTCCACCTCTCGCTAACGCCTGTGCTGTCTGAGCACTTTGAACTTCTCCCAACTTCCTGTCAAACGACAACTGAGCAGCATTAATTGTAGCGTCTTGGATTGCTATTTCAGCCTTGGCAAAAGCGGCTTCTTGTGATGCTAACCCACCCAATGCTCCAGCTAGTTCTCTTCCTTCTGCTTTTAATGCTTCTTCTTCTGCTGTCGTACCAGATAATACACCAGTTCCCTGAATTCCGAACCTTTGTAAAGTTAAGTCTTCTGCACCACGGAGTTGCTGGTCAGATAACCCTTGTCCCTGAAGGGTTTTAAATCCAGCACCAAGGGCACTAGCACTAAACAGCCCAGCAAGCCCAGCACTACCAGATGCGAGTGCAGCACCAGCACCAGCAGCGGCCTGTTGATCCAAGAACCCTTCTACATCTCCACTGATTAATTTATCAAGGGCACTTTTCTCTGCGGCATTTTTCTGCTTAACAATATTAAGCTCTTCTTTGAGTAGGGAGATACGTTGTTTTGTAAACTGAATTAATGCCTTGTTTGCAGCTTGAGCTTCTGGTCTCTTGTCTGCGGCAAATCCACCAACACCTTGGAATGGACCGCCTTTTTGTAGACCTGCACCAGCAGCCAATGCACCGCTAATAACTTGATCTGTTTGATCTGCGAATGTCTGACCAATTTGAGCAGCAACAGCATTGATATCGGCAGCATCTCCAGTTGTAAGCTGTGCCCCTAAACCACCTAGTCCACCAATATTATTAAACTGAGCAATTCTAGCTCCCAACTGTTGCTCGCCGGTTAGCTTGGAGCCACCAAATGACTCAAACACTTTAGCTGCTTCTAGCTGTGTTTCAATAGCTTGGTTTGCAGCAGCGGCAGCTTTTTGTTCTAACTGTTCGCGATCCGCATACAACTTTGTCATGGTCGCATTGTGCTGCGACTGAAGTTTTACTGCTTCTCGGAAACCTTTAGATAATTCTTGACCATCTGCTAGAATTTGCTGAGTGAGTGCATCTAAGTCGGCATCACTAGCATCGCCCTCAATACCGGCAACATTTTTACGAATCACTGCTTCAAGTTTGGTTTTGGTTGCATCGTCTGCTTTATCTGGAATAGCATCAAGCAATGCCTGTTCAAGCTGCTTTTTTCCTTCATCACCTTTTGCAAGTTCTAGACCGCCTAATTGGGCAGCAGCATTTAGACCAAACTTGTTAGTTGCTCTTGCAACATCAGCCTGACCACTAATAGAGGCGGCTAATGGAGATCCAGCAGGTAAAGAAGACAATAGTGCAGCTTTGGACTGATTGATTGCATCGGTAGCATCAACGCCCAGTTTTCCACTAGCATTGTCTAATTCTTCAGATAGTAGAGCCAAACTATTAGCACCAGTTTCTAACCCAGCAACTAGTTGGGCGGAAGCATTAGCAGCAGCACCAAAAGCTGAAACGATTTTGGTTGCATCAAGGTTTGCTTTGTTTAATTCTTGTTGAGCTTTTCTATTTGCTTCAATTGTGTCAACTTGTGCCAATAATTCTTTTCTTAGTGCTTCGTTACCACCAGTAAGGTTAATAGCTTGCTGTCTTAAGTCAGCGACACTTACGCCTAACCCATTAAGTCTCTGTATTTCGGCTCTGGTTGCTGAATCTATTGCTTTATTTGCTTTGTCTCTGGCTGGTCCTGTAAGGTCTTGAGCTTCTGCCCTAGCTGTGGCAAATGCCTCATTAACACCAGACAGTGCCTGACCTACATTTTGACCGCCCTTAATTTCTTCTGCTGAAGACCCTTGTCTAGATTCAATAAATCCAAACGCACTTTGGAATTGAGCTTGTTCTTTTTTCTGTGCTCTTCTTTCTACAAACCCTTCTGGATCAGAAAATGCTTCGATAAACCCTTGAAGAGTGAATACTTCACCAATTGAACTAGCAACAGAGGCTTTACCAGCAGCTTCGACTGCACCGGCAATATTATCACTGGCTTTAGCTTGCTCTTCTGCACGCTTAAACCACTGCTGGAACCCATCGGCAATTTGAGAACCAACGGCAGCAATGGCAGCGACAGCAGCAACTCCACCGGTAATAACGCCACTAGCACGACCAATACCCCTCTTTAGGGCACCACCGGCTCTACCAATACCCCTCTTTAGGGCACCACCGGCTCTACTACCAAGGTTTCTGATTCTTTGAGCTAATCCACTTATAGCTTTAGCAGTGGCACCTACAGCTTTAGCAGAACCCTTCACGATTCTGGTAAAAGCGGTTTGCTTGTTTATAAATTTAACAACCCCAACGGCTCCTCGCCCAAAACCACCTGCTAATTTGTTGGCACCATCTTTAAGTTTTTTAGCTCTTTCACCAACACGACCAAGTGCTTCTCGTGCCGCTTTGAGATTCTTCTCGCCTCCAATAAGTTGGACACCAAATTTCTTAAGCCCCTCAGTTGCATTTTTTGCCTCTTTAACTACTTTATTTTTTACGTTTGTTCCAAATGCACTCAATGCAGTCTTTGCTTCGTCAGCTTTTTGTGCGGCATAGCCAAAACCTGCTATTGCAACGTTTTCAATTGCACTTCTAGCCTCTTTAGCTTTTTTGGCTGCATCGGCTGTCGCAGCGGCTGCTGCCTGCTCCTCTTGTTTAACCTTCTCTAAAGCTAATTGATATAAGTCTGCTTGTGCTGTTGCAGAACCAGCAGCATCGGTTGATGCAGCTATCTTATCATCTAAACTTTTTATTTGCTCATCTGCTTTTGCGGCAGTTGCATCTAGTTCGGCTATTTCCGCTTTGAGTTGTTGTATTCCCGGAGCATCTTCAAAAACTGTTCCTTCAAACGGCTCAATTTGTTCCCGTTTTTGGGTCGCAGTCAACTCAGCGAGCGATTTTAACCCCTCAAGCTGCTTCTTGTCAGAACCAAAATCTTGTACATTTTGAAGCTCTCGTGTAGATGTAGCTCTAAGACCTTCAATTTCCCCACTAATTTCTGATTTCTCTTTTGCAACCGCCACTGGGTCATTAAAATTAATACCCGATTTTTCTGGTGAAAAAGCCCGATCCACGAATTCCTGCTCGGAAAGGCCCGACGCCTTCACCGCATCGGGGCTTAAAGCCTGCTGCCCCCCTTGAACGTTTACAACTTGTGCATTGATGTCAGTTTCTTTTTGAGCATTGGCAGCGTCTTTTGAAGATTGGGCTAGATCTTCAGTAGCATTAGTAGCTTCCTCACTCTTTTTGGTAGCGTCTTCTGTTCCAAAAGCCCATTCCTTAATAGCTTTATTTGCTTGGAACGCAAGAACACCAATAGTGCCAACCTGAATCAGTGCCTTGAGACCATTTTCTAAACCAATAGTCCAAGCAGCTTGTGCATTAGTAGCCTCAAGACTTTTGTCACCAAGTTTTTCAACGGCGGCTGTAGCCGTTGCAGCAACGGTACTAAGAATAATAAGACCCGAACCACCAAAACCGCCACCACCAGCAGTGCCGCCGTTAGCAAACGTTTGAACAGCACCGCCTTTAGCAAATCGAGCAACGCCCGTTTTGTTCATGCTGTTAAGATTGCCGTAACCGATGCTCTGTGCGGCTTTCTTATTTACGACAAATTCACCCGGAGTCAGAAGGGCTGGAACGGTATCACCAGAACCGGGGATGCCTCCACCTTTGTTTCTTTTTAGCCCTGATTTTAATTTACCATCTGGACCAGCTTTAAAACTCTTAACCAATCTAACACCAGAAGATGAAGTATAACCAAAATCATTTAAATCATTTTCTGTTTTCTTAAGAATACCTTTGGTGAACTCGCCCCTAGCTCTTTTACCTTCTGCTTTCTTTATTTTTCTAATTCTTGGATCTGGTCCAAATAACGCTTCTAATTTATTGATTTTTCTTGATAAAGAACTACTAGGAAAATCGAAGTTGGTTTTACCACCAGCAGCAATGGCACCTGTTAAGGCACCGACCATACCTTCAAACAAATAACCAGAAACGGTAGAAACTACAGATTGGTCATCGACAAGACTTTTCTGAACCTTAGATAAGAGACTGGTATCAACTTTGAATTCAGGTTTTAAGTCAAGGAGCTTTTTCCTGTCTACAATTCCAACTGTTCTTTTTATAGCTTCTTTTAAACCCTTCTTAGCTCCCCTATCAGCAGCTTCGTTGTATTGAGAGTTCTTCTTTAGATCTCCAGCGGCAGGGTAAAATTCTGGGAACCCCGCATTAGCGTCTATTTGTGCTGGAACGCCTCTTGCTAAAAGTTGCTTAGTAGCTTTGGGGTCTAAATTTTGATTCGCCGCTAATCTACGAATTGTTTTTTCATTTGTAAAAGTAAATTTATATGGATTATTGGCTCCAGAGGGTACAAAACTAGAGTCTTGTCTACCTGCTGGGTTAAGAATAAATCCACCGATTCTGTCTTTTCTTAATGCTAACTTTAATGGGTCTTTTACTGTGAAATTTGATATGTCTCTAGTGGTTCTGAGAGGTGCTTTCACTCCCCTACCAGTTGTACCGTTATTAAAACGATTCTCATTCATCGCCTGTAGTGTGCCAGCACCTAACTTCTGGGCACTACTTTTCTTGATAACAAACTCGCCCGGAGTAAGCATAGCAGGTACAGTATCTCTGTTGCCCTGCCCCGGAACGAAACCTCCCCTA